CCATTTACGGTTATCCCGAGTGTTGATTTCGAGAATGTCGCGATCTATTTAATCGTAGGCCGAGGGCTTACGTCGAGTGGTGGCAATGATTACCGCACCATTGATTTTGGCGGCCATAATGGAGATCGCTCCTACTATGGTAACAGAGGAGGCAATTTTTATTCCGGCGGCGTAAATGGTTACAGCAACGGAACATTTAACCTCATGCCAAATGGCACCGACTGTGCAACCCAAGGAATGGGTGATTTTGAGTTAAAGATTTTCATTAACGAAAAAGGCTCTCCCAACAACGGCTCAAGAAGAGCAAAAGTTCACTACACATCAGAAATCCCTAACTCCCAGGGCACCCAGCAGCATGCCGCCAACGTCCACTTCGATGTCTTCTCAGATGGCGACTGGCAGTATATCGGCGTTGGTATGAATAACGGTACTTTTGGGTTTAGCCAGTATGCAAAAACTGCATCGATGACTGTTTACAAGCAACTTCGCGTCCCCGCGAGTTAATTTTTAAAAAGGAAGGAAACCATCAATGAGTAAGATTATTGTAGATCAGGTTCAAAAGAACGGCGGGGACGTACTGACTCTGCCATCCACAGATGCCACAGCCAACAATCAAGCGTTAGTAGGAAGCTCTGCGGGGGTGTTAAGTTTTTCCCCTCTTGCCATGCCAGCGGCTGACGGTGCGGCTAATAAGCCCGTCACGACTGACGGTAGCGGTCAGCTTCAGTTTGGCGCGTTCCCTTTGCCGAGCTCAGCCGGCAATAATGGGCAGATTTTGTCATCGAATGGCACCTCCGCAGCCTGGGTTGCCTCAGTGGCCGGTCTTCCCGCCGACGCTAATAGCGACCATATTATCGGAACCATTCATACTGAGAGTGTTCGCGGCAACGCTTACAGCAGCGGCGGTTGGACTACCAGCGGCCCATCCAGCACCTGGTATGCCACCCAAGCGCTCAGCTCCACCTATGACGATGCCACTTGGAATATGTTTTTAGGAGATGGCCTGCCCCAAGGCACACAGACAGATCAGTTTTATGCCAACAACGCCCACGAAAATGATGTCAGAGTCATACAGTTTGCGAATAACAATCGCGTTGGTCACTACTTTCAGGATCGATATAGCCAGCACAATAACAGCAATTATTCAGGTGTAACTTTTAGAGTACTGCCAATTCGCAATAGTAGCTCATCGGATTTAACGGTTGCGGTTTCATCAGAAGCCTCCAGTTACAGTGCCAGTAATTACTCTGGTTGCTGCATTGCCGTTTACACGCCGACGAACAGCTCTGGAACAAACTACGCGACTGTTACTGGTGGATCTTGGGCCACGCTTGCAAGCTATGACAGCACTGCTGATTACAATTTTGGCGCGCAAAGCGTACCCGTCCCTGCGGGCAAGACCGTCTTGGTAATGTTGGTTAGCTCTGCTCGTTACCACACTTCATACCAGTTCACAGACACAAACCAGTTCTACAATCTTGGCACCGCGTTCTCCAATGCTGATGTTCATTGCGACATCAAAATGCTTTACGCATTGCAATGTGCCAGATCCACATCTCACACCAGTACCTCTAGCTCGCCTCACAATGTCTACACCGCTTGTGCAGCACTTTTCGGAGATCAGTAAAAATGCCTTACGCTCAATTTAATGAAAATGGAAAATGCGTTGCTCAGCGGCTAAACGCAGAAGATGGTTTTGAAGCCCACTCTTTTGGAATGGGTTCAAGCATCAAGAAAGTCGATGGCGAGATAGTGCAGCTAACAGACGAAGAGCTTGCCGCCAGCGACTTGGCTGTTCTTAACAATGATGCCGCCACACAAAATCGTTTTTCTCGCGATCGTCTTTTAGCTGACTCTGACTGGGTAGTAACGAAAGCGGCAGAGTCCGGAGAGGCTGTGTCCGCTGACTGGACTACCTACCGGCAGGCTCTTCGTGATCTTCCCGAAAATAATGCGTGGCCGTTACTTGAAGACTCGGATTGGCCTTCAGCGCCCTAGTAAATCCGTGTTAGTAACTTTCACAATCAAGCCAGTAAGGAGCGCTCGATGGCTATAACGGGAATGACTGGCATGGGTGATACCCAGACAGAAATTGCTAAGATGTATCAGCAGTACTTGGGTAGACAGCCTGACCAGGGCGGACTGGATTACTACAGTGGGCTTGCGTCCTCTGGCGGCAGTATGGATGCGATAATCGAATCCATTTCAAACTCTCCAGAGGCGCAAAGATTCCGCGAGTCGTCCCAAGCTGCCGCGCGGACTGGCTTGCTTGCTGGTAGAAATATATCTAACCCAACAAACCCAGGTAACGCCGGCCCAGTCTTATCTAGCACCAATATGGCTAACCCTAACTACGCTGCGGGGCAGCAGGGGGATACGGTAGGCGGGATCGGCAATACGACTGGCATGGGGCAGGACATCAACTGGAGCGCTCCAACCACAGAAACGCTTTCGGTGGGGCAGGTGTTTTCTACTCCGGCTGGGGATTACCAGGCTGTCGATAATGGCTTTGGTCAGATTGGGTTGGCTCCAATGGATGGAGCGGCTCAAGGGCCAAACGACATCATTTACAATATGGCCTATGGCAACAACCATTTTGGTGTTAATCCGAACACTGGAGAGGCTTGGTATCAAGAAGCGCAAGGCACCGTCCCCGACCTCTATGATACAAGCCCTGCTAGCGAGGCAGCGGTTTCTGCTCAGCCAGCGGCGGCTTCTGCTCAGCCAGCAACTGCTACATCAGTCCCCATTTCAGACTCGGCCAGCGTTTCTACTGCTGACGTTAATGCACTATACGAAACGCTGTTAGGTCGCCCCGGCCAAGATGTGTATTTGCAGGGCTGGGCTAACTCTGGGATGTCGATAGATCAGATAGCCACCGCCATTGCAAATTCGCCGGAAGGCGTGGCGTATTCGGAGGCCATATATAGCGGCCCAGACACTACTCCAGACACTACTCCAGACACTACTCCAGACACTACTCCGTCAAGCATGACTCTGGACGAGGCTACAAGTTACGTCACGAGTCTATATCAAGATATACTTGGGCGAGCGCCTAAACAGGCAGGACTCGACTATTGGGTCAATGACCTCATGTCAGGCGCAACGGCTGAAGGTGTCCGTGCCAACATATTTAACTCGCCAGAGTTTGGCGGCAGAGCAAGCAGCTTAGTCAGCGGTTATTTCACTACCCTGACGGGAGCAGCAGGAGATCCATCTCAAATTGCGAGTTACGTTGGCGAGGCTCAGTCTCAAGCCAAGTCGTTAAGCCAGATTGAACAAGAGATTTATGCCTCTGATGCGGCAAGGGCGTTTAGGGATTCACAAGCCGAAACCGGCACCACTCCTGCTCCTACTCCTACTCCAGCTCCCGGTGTTACTCCCACTGGCTCCCAGGCTACCGTTCAGTCTGCGATAAACAACACTGAAACGTATGACGCTACGCAAGCAGCGGCATCCGAAGATGCTGGTGCAGAAGACGCACAGGTAGCTGCAAGAACGGTTTCAACAGATGAGCTAGTAGAGAATAGAATCAATAACCTGCTGGATAGTAACAGCGCTTATATTCAGCGCGCCCGGACTTCTGGATTGCAGTTTGCAAATCAGAGGGGACTCTTAAACTCTTCTATAGCGGCTCAAGCTTCTGAAGAAGCGGCGATTGCTCGAGCGAGGGAGATTGCGTCTCAAGATGCAGCCACCTACGCGCAAGCGGCTTTGGCTAACCAGCAAGCGCAAAACACTGCCGGCCTACAAGACGCTCAGCTTGGCACTAACGTCAGCATGTTTAATGTTGGCGAGAATAATACTACCAACCGATTTAACGCTCAGTCTGTCAACGAGGCTGGTCAGTTTAATGCGGCGGCAGCTAATCAGGCGATTCAAAACTTCTTGCAGAGAGAGCAAATGAGATTGCTGCAGGACGATTCGCAGGCATTTACTGCCGAGCAGAATGAAGCTGATCGTGTATTGCGTGAGACCTTGCAAAATGCTCAGTTTGATTTTACAAGCTCTGAGAACGCGCTGGATCGTGGCTTGCAGTCTGCATTGCAAACAAACCAGTTTGCTTTCCAAGGTGGCCAAAATGCACTTGATAGAGCACAACAGACGTTGCTTGCGGACAAAGAAATTTCGTTCCGCACATGGTCGCAAGTTAATGAGCTATCGTGGACGGCGACGCAGAATGAGTTGCAAAGAGAGTTTGATAAGTATCGCGTAGACGCGCAAACGTCGGCTACGGTCATGTATTCCACGATGGACAGCATTGCCCAGATATACGCAGACCCCAACCTAACCGGGGGGCAGAAGCAAAATGCTATTAACAATGTTATGGATTTGGCGATTTCGATGCCGGCGCTCCTGAATCAAATTAGTTCTGCTCAGAACGCTGACACTCAAAATACGTTGCCAGAAGGCGTTGATGCTACGGCTTACACCAATCCAGAGGCGCTGCTAGGTGACAATTTTGATGAAGAGGCAAATTATTGGATTGGGCCATACGGTAGCCAGTACGGCAGGTCACATCATCCGTCATGGATTATTCCGCCAGATGACTCAGCGGCACAGACACAAGGTATAGAGCTAATTACCAACTCAGAGACAGGCCAGATATTTATCGCGCCTTCTGGTGGCTATCGTCTGCGCGCGGCTGATGATGACTTTACCGATCCAGGCGGCGGTGATGGGAATACTGGCGTTGGCGGAAACTTTACTGGCGACCCATCTACCTTGCAAAATGCAAGCAGCTCATATCTTCCAAACCTGTATTTAGACCCTGCGACCGGAAAATATTATCGGTTAGTAGATGGCGAATATGTGCCTTTTTCGGATTACACGGAACAGCAAGGCTCTGGCGGAAGCGGTAGATAATCTGAGTGATTAGAAAAGCTACGCTGGCAGATGTGCCGGCGATTGTAGACATCGCAGTAGAGTCAGTTAATCAAAACCCACTTCCCGTTCGCATCTGCCGTGAGTCAATGGCTGACAC